CAACAATGCCTGCAAAGTCTTTTATTACTTTCCCCAAATTTGGAAACGTGTCGCTCGTGATTAACACATCGCCACCGCTGCCATGACTTGCGATTGCAAGGAAACGCCACATGTGCGCAAGTGTCTTTCCCGAACGCCGCCCGCCGCGAAGTATAATGACGGGCTCCCGTGTGGTTGCCTTGAAGAAATCGATGTAAACTTGGTCGGGGCGGAGTAGTTGCATGGCGGTTATTCAAGGTCGGTTAATGGTACAATGTCCGTGTCGTCCGTCTGAATGACTGTCGTGCTCTTCAACGTGTCGCGGTCGCGTTGTGTCCCGTAACGCTTGATAAATAGTGCAAACTCCGCAGCCCCCGCCCGTGCTGTGTCCAACTTGTTGAACAGTTTTAAGTCAGCCCGCTCAACGAATGTCGCACGGTTGTCGTCAAGTGCCTTGCGTATGGCGTAGAAATCATTGTGGCATTGAACAGTCCTTGCGGTGCAATGGTAGTGCTCGCCAACCTGATAAGTGCAGGTGTATTCGTTTTCTTGAATAACTTCTATAACCTCTTGAACGTCAATAGGTAACTTTGCGGGTTGCCCTCGTTTGAGCTGATTTGTAGGTGGTTGCGTTGTGATTGGTTTGTCGGGTCTCATACTAAACTATTTCAAAGCGCGAAAGTAAGGAAAGTTTCTTTTGCCGCTGCCTGTCAGCACGGTCAGCGGGTTATCTATTTGATACAGAAAGGAATAAAGTTTTTGCGGGTTATTAAACCAACGGAAACGCTATAAAGAAGCCATATAATAACAATATAACAATACATTTAACAATATAATATAAAGAACAACAACTATTTATGTTTGATTATTATATTATTATATAGATCTATTGATATGTATATATATTGATGTTGTTTTTTTGAGAATTTTTTTTGTTTCTCTTTATGCAAACTTATAACTTTTAACAATCGCCCGAAACGCGCTATGTGTTAATACTTTCCGCACTTAAAAACGTTGTTAAATGGTTTTATTCGTATAACAATTTTATATCTGTGTGGTTGTGTGGTTGTTGCGGGCTGATTTTTGGCAGTTTTCGGCTCGAAACTCGATGGAACGACAAAAAAGGCACGAGAATTGCTTCCCGTACCTTGTTAAATTTTAACATTCATTAACGTTTGTAAAATTTGTAAAGATATGCCACCCGTGCCTCGTTGTTCAGTACGTCGTAACCGATGAGGAAATTGTTCCCTTTGATTTCGAACCCGATTTGAGGTGCGAGCGATATTTTTGCAGATTTGATATTGTAACCAACCTCCGCGCCTGCCAAAAGTCCCCATTTTTGATAATTGTGGTTAGTGCGGTCGATGGTGTGTGTAATTGTAGTATTTTTTTCTCGATACTTGAGACTGTCAAGCCTGCAATCGTAACCCGTAATCCATGCCTGATAATTTGTGTCAGAGTAATAGTACTCTGAAATAGGTAACGGAACGGACAATGTGGTGTCGTTTGCAGTAATGGTATAGATAACAGTATCAACAACTCGCTCAATGTGAAACACGGGTGTAATAATGCTCACAACTGAATAATCAACGATTGTGTCGCGTGTTTCACGGACTTCAACCCTGTCAATATACGATACTTTTTGGTTACATGATTTAGCAAAGAAAACTAATGCCAACGCCACCGCTGCAATTATGATATAATCTTTGTACGTCATTGTTCGGGTGGTGGTTTAAGTTGCTCGTTTCCGAGATTTGCGAATTCTCTTTCCATTGTATCGAGTTCGTTACGAACTTGTATGTTCATGTAACCAACAAGTTCGGGCGATACGTTAATCACACGGATTTTCCCTTTTGGCGATGTAAGAGTAAGAACGGATTGTTCTTTCATAGGTTCTTCAAAAATTTTCAGATAATGCTGATAAGCGGTTATCATGAAATCTAATTGGTTGGCTCTTGCGAGCAATTCTTGTGTCATAGGTAATAAAATTAATAGAGCCAAACTACGTTCTGAGGTAACGTCTTTCCGCTTCCGATGTGAATAAAATCTTTGTGGATTCCGATACGATTGCATCCCTCAGCGAGAGCAGCCTTGATGATTCCCATCTTGGATGTTCCGTCTTTTGCAATAATATCTGTACCTGTTCGATTCGGATGGTCGCCACTTCCTGAGCGACCTTTCGATTTTTCCCATGCCACAGAACGAAACGCGCTTGTAAGTATCATCGCCTTCCCGTAACGCGCACGGATACGGTCAAGGAGATTCATGTGGTCTTGTGTCATGTCTTGCAATGAACACGGGGGAGAGCATTTCTTAAATTCCTCCTCCTTGAAATACTTTGACGTTATCATGGCTTGATAATTGAAAAAGTGATGTAATAGTTTCCGTCGTCGTCTTTGGTATGGCTGCAATAGTCGCTCATTGCTATCTGATTGACTGCCTTTTGTACACCTAACTTCCGAAAATAGTTGGCTTCTTTTTGTGGTGTCTTGAACTTGCTGGTCTTCTTCAATGGGAAGCACTTGCGCTCAATTGGGATAATAATACGGGCAAATTGGTCTTTCAATTTCTGATACTGCTCCTTGAAATTCTGCTCGGCGTTGTCAAGTTCTTGTTTGTGCCGTTCGGCGTCCGTTTGTTTTTGTCCGAGATAAATCTTGCGGAGGTCAATGCCAACGCTCTCGGTTACGCGCCGCGTGGTTACTTTGGCGCAAATCATCCACGCAATTATGAAGCCCGCGAGGATGAATAGGGGGGCGGTGATAATTAAGATAATACTCATGATGTAAATAATTAAATGTTAATAATTTACGGTCTTATATGACACGCATTTGTGATTTTCTTTTGGATTGACATTTCCGTTGCGTGAGTTTGCACGTTGGTTCTGTCTCGAATTTGTTCTTTTTTCTATCAAAAAGGTAAAGGCATTTTTTCGGTTGGGACATTTTGTTTGTGTTTATTCAGTGGATTAAATGGCAGGGGACAGTCCGTTTGGCAGGCACGATTTAAATTAACCGCGCACACGTCTCGGCGCGTGTCCCCTTCCCTCATAGTAATTAAAAAGCGGCAACGTTCAATCATGGTTTTTTGAAGATTAAAACGTTCTGATGCACTCTGACGACTTTGCTCGTCTTCATGCAGTTGTTGGCTCGCATTCCCGCGTTGCCAAATTTATTAACGAGGATAATCTCGTTGTAAAACTTGCAGCCCGCGTCCGTGAACGCTCGGATAGTGTCGGGGACGAACCCATAGTAATTCCCGTCCTTGTCGCGAAATTCGCTAACTACAAAGGCAGCAAACCCGCCACGTTTGAGCACACCGCAAGACTTTTCTATTATCTGTCGGTACACCTGCATAAACGCGGGATATTTCATCGTGGATAGGTCTTCTGGAATGTCGCTGTACACTTCGAGGTCTCCATACGGAGGGCAACTCATAACCATATCAAACTCCGCTCCTTCGAGCATATCAAGGATTTGATTGCTGTCGCCGATAATCCAATTCGGCATCTTGATTTCAGGAGCCGCAACGGGGGTGCGCATGGTGGGTCGAATGCCAACTATCCACAGTAGGTCAGCGGGTTGTAGAAAGTCAATACACTTCGCCTCGTAGTATGGGTCGAGTTGAATTCCATTGTAAGTAGTAACCATTGCAGCGGAATGATAATCGCTACCATCGACGTCGACGATAGTAACCATGTCCCTCCAATTTGGCGGCGCGTACTTATCAAGTCGCACCTCAGGGTCAGCACCAACGCGCACCGCAACAACGGGGATGTCCCGCATAGTGTCGCGCAACCCCCAAAGTACACCCGCAAGGGTCATGCCGCTTCCGCATGGCATTACAATCCGATTGACTTCGGGTGGAATGTTCTGAACTTGTTGGCGGTTCTGAGTAACAGCCTCTTCGCACTCCATACCAAAGGGGACGTCAAGATAATTCTCGGCGGCGGCAAATTCTCGGCTCCGTGCAATAATGACGGAGTTATAACCTTCCTTGTGCTGAATTATCCTCGCGCCGCTGTCTTGCGCCGCAATTAGTTCGTCGGATAACTGACCTTCGGGCGCGTGTACCACAACGGGAATGCCAAAGGCTTTTCCAATTTTGGCGAGGATATTGATTTGCGGGCTGCTTCTGCTCCCCGCCGTTGTTATCCCCTGACCGACCGTGCGGTTCTTGATAACGAATTGAGAAGCCGTGCGAGCCTTCCCGCCAACCGCGCCACCGATTTCGAACAAGTCGTCCCGCTTGAAATAGACGTCGTCTATCAGTTGCACGGGGGTTAATTCGTTCGGGTTGCTGATGATTTGCGGTTTGGCGTTGGCAGGTGATTTGAATATTTCGCGGGCTTGCTCGTAATTGCTCTCGACCTGCTCCTTGCGGAGTTCAATGCCCGTGTAATCATAACCGAGTTTGTTGGCAACAATTCCTCGAACGGAGCCTCCTGCAAATGGATCAAGAATAGTCCCTCCCGTTGGCGCAAACCACTTGTATAACACTTCGCAGAGTGTCGCGCTGAATATACTTATATTAGATTTGAATTGTGTGCCAAATCTTGCATTATTCCTATTAGCGCCGCACCGTTCATTTCTTCCTAATTCTGACTTGATTCCCTTGCGTAACCATTTGCCCTCGTTTTTATTATAATCGCCCGAGCGGGTGTCAATTATGGAAAATGGGTTCAGTAGGTACTTCCCCGCGCAAGTGGTTGTCGCGTCGACCTTGTCGCCGAATAAGTTGTAATTTTTATTTTGTTCTGTCATACTTTTTTTGATTTAGTTGGTAGTGAAAAAGGGTCGAGTTCGCCGAAGCAAAAGTCAAGGTCGGGCATCGCCCAATCGAGACCGACATAGCAATAACAGTTTTCGAAGCCCTTGCGGTTTACGTTCTTTTTGACAACGCCCTGCCTTGATAACTCTTGGTCGATGAGTTTACGGGTTGCAATCGGCAACACCCCAAAGGTGCTCCGCAACTTGTCGTTCACGTCTTTAACCGCAAGTATTGCCAACGGGTTATCCTTGTCAATCATAAAGATTTTCATATACTCCGAATAACTCGTTTGCACGGTTTTATCCGTTCGGTTGAGTTTGGGCTTGTAACGGAAACTTTTAATAAAATCGACAATAATCTTGTTGCGTTCGGGTTGGAATACGTCGAGGAAGTTGGTGTTTCTGTCCCACGCAATTTCAAGCGTTTTCTCGGGACTTTCATATTCAATCATACGTCTAATTGTCCCGCTGTCAATATCGTTTATTACAATGGGATTATTACTGAAATACACCACACTTGCGCACACTTGCAACGTGCCGCCGTTGGTACTCAATTCACGATAAGGAACGCTCGTGCCACTTGTAATCCTCTTGATGAGGTTGTTGTCTTTTTGGCGTTCGTTGCTTTCGTCAATCAGTATCGTCGAGGCGCGGTTCATCTTGCGTTTTTCGACGATAAAGTCGTAACCGCTGACCCGTGTGCTGAATGCCTCCTCAGTAATCTCGCAGATAAGTCCGTCAAAGATTTGGCACATGAGAGCAACGAATGTCGATTTGCCGCTCCCGCCTTTTCCTTTGACAGATACAAAGTATTGTCCGCCCCGTGTACGTTGGAGCGATTTGCTGAACACCGAAAGGAGTTCGTAGTATTCGTCCTCATCCTTGACGCCGAAAACATTGTAACAAAGTTTCCGAAAGTTGCTCGGCGGCTCTTTGTCTTCCCAATCGAGATTATCCACGAGTACGCTGTCAATGCAGCACACCTCGCGGCATCGCGGGGATAATGTTTCAGGTTTCAGATATCGAACGATGTACGGGTGCGGCTTGAGCCACAACCCGAGTTCGATGTTGTCGTCGGCGTGGTTACGGAAGTGCAAATTGCGCTCGTAACCATTTGCCGCCGCCCGCTGTTCGCGGTCAATTATACGCTTGAAAATCTGGTCGATAAAGTCTTTGCAGTCTATAAGTTCCTGTCGGTCAGTGAGTATCTCTTGGATGTCGGGATACTCATGCTCTTCGGGTGTCATATTCGCCAACACCCGCCGCGCAATAAGGTAACAGACGGGGAATTGTGTACTCGATTCCTTGACCGAAATCTTATACATTACTCCCTCGTCGTTGAACCAATATTCGCCGCCATAATAGACAATGTCGTCAATCCAATACTTTCCGCGTGATGTGATATAGGTGGAAAAATCTTTGCTATCCATTATATTTCGATATAGAATTTTCCTCCTTGTTTAATTACTTTGCGCCCGCTCTTTTTTGCGCAATGAGCGTAAAAAAGTTTGTTTCCGCCCTTTACTTTTTCGATAAAATCGAACACGTTGGCAGCGGGGGACACTTCCTTGAATTCCTCCTCGCAAAGTGCAAGAAATTTCAACGCCTCCTCGCGTTGTATTTGATTAAAAGTTTTTCGTTTTTCGTCCATAGTTCTTCCGATTTAAGATTAATGATAATATGATGACAAGGAAGCCCGTGCCAAAGGTTGACCAAAGTGGCGCGGTTATCCACAGCCAACTCCACGACACAGCGTCGAAGAGTTTCATGAGTAGAAAGCAAATGAATATCAGCAAGATAAACATGAGCGCAATGGTTGATGATGTTGTAGGTTCTTTCATAGTAAAATTTTATTTGTAAGTAATTGATTATCGGCACGATGTACGATCTTTTTAAACTCGTATGGTAGTGCCATTTTAAAGGAAAGTGCGACAAAATGCAAGAAAAGTGCCTTGTCGCAAACGTTAATATTTACAAGTCAGACGATTATCGTTGTGCCGCGAACGGCAACGCGAACCCGATTGAAGCCCGCACGAGCGAACTTCGCGAGTATCATTCCCGCCCGTGCGCCGCTTTCTGATTTATGCAGTGTTATAATTTTGGTGGTCTTGTTGTGCGCAATTCTGCTCACATAGTCGACACACTTGTCGTCTGAACAATGGTTGCGCAACCGCTCTTTTTTATCCTCGTCGAGGTCTTCAAAAATGAAGTTGTTGTAACTGCATTCAATCATAATCGCGTCGAAATTGTAGTGGCTGAGTTGGTCGATGACCTCGTCGTCAATGTGATAAAAGTCGGTTGCGTATAATATGGTCTTCTTGCATTTGGTTTGTATTATAAAGCCGTTGCAAGTTGAGGCGTTGTCGCGCAAGATTTTCGCATGATAATCGTGATGCACGGGGAAGGAGTACACGTCGAATTCCGTTACCTGCTTTCCGAAGAAAATCTCGTATTGCTTTGAAACGTTAAAAACGAAGTGGTCGGAGTGTCGGTGGCTGACAATGAAGCCGCAATATTCTTTCGCCTCCTTTGTGTTGGCGATGACGGAGGAGTAGTTGAGCCACGCCTCAACGACGAGGCAGTTGCCCGCCTCGTCGATAAGAGCATAACTGTTTCCACTGCTACCTGTCCCGAGTACTTTAATTGTCGCCATTGATGTCAAATTTTAAAAGAAAACGTTTCTTTAAGTTTGAATTACAAACAGTTGTAGATTCTAAAATAGACTTTTCAAATGCTTTTATTGCTTTTTCTATTATTTCTTCTTCGGAGAGTTCAACTGCTTTAATTGCATCTTTTTTAAGAATCGTTTCGATTGTGATTTTTTCATTGCTTAATATGTTTCCATTATAAGAAACAAATACTATCGCATTATCGATAAATTTACTTGCGTTTTTACTTTGCATTAATCGAATGGGTGTTCTTCGGGTTCGGTTGTTACGGGTTCGGGTTCGGATTTGAGCCCTGCAATAATTGCCTCTTTTTTTGGCGGCGGTGGTGTGTCCGCTTGCGCGGGTGGGTGTTGCGTTTCTTTCTTCGGTTCGGATACTTTGGTTAATACCTTGTTATCTTTGACCTCAACGTATTCAACGTCAATCGGTTTGCCTTCGTTTTCTTGCGAATAACCTGCAAACTCGTTCGGGAATGCTCGCTCAAACGCTTGCGCGAGTGCCACCTTGCAAATCATGAACGCGGGGCGCGTGAGCCATATCTCGTTCACTTCCTTGTCGGTGTACTTTCTAAGTTTGTCGTCCCAGTTGGTATTCTTTGCATTGTTGAAGCGGTTTTCCTCGAAAGATACTTCGCTGATTTCGTGGTGTTCCCAATCCTTGCGATATACCTCCGCCCATCCTGCAATGAGGATTTCCTTTGGCAGCAACCACTCGCCCGCACGACGAACGAGTTCGCCTTTGTCGGTTACAACGATGATTCCGTGTTTGCAGCCATTGTAGTTCGGGCTCATGGCAGCGCGGCGCATGGCAACCTCGTAGGATGGCATTAACACCACTTTTCCGCCTTTCTTTGTAATGGATACATCGCGGCTTGCGGGGTTGAGACCGAGAATTTGCGCGTCGATAAATACCTGCAATAATTCGCCATAATCCCAACAATTTTCGAAGTCTTTCTTCGCTTGGTGTGGCAACTCTGCCTCGCAGGATTTCCCCATATTTTTCAGAAAATCCTCCTTTGATGTAATGTCTTTCAAGCCAAAGAAGGCTCGCATGGTTATTCCGCATCTCTCCTTACAAAGTGCGGCGGCTTCCTGAGCCGTTGCAAGTGCAATCGCCTCTTGCATGGTTACTTTTTTGATTGCTTTGGTTTCGTCACTCATTTTCTTTTAAATTAAGTTGATAATTTGTTTGTTGCAATAATGCTTCGAGGGCTTCTTTTTGGTAGTAACGGCGATTCTGGTCAATGGTTGCCCGCCATATTTCGTCGTCCAATTTTTTAATCATCTCCTCGAGCGATTTCCGTTTGTGTTCATCGAGATTTGTTGCCATACTATAACGGTTTTAAAAGTGCAACGGATCCGCGAAACGGTTGGTAGGTTCGCTCGCAATGTAACATATTGAGCCGTGTTTGCGTTTGAATTTCAGCCACCTCTTTTGTTCTCGCAGGTGGTCGCGATAGTCTTCAAAGGTCATTCCTTTGGGACGGGAGGATAAAATAGTCATCGGGATTAAATTTTGGTTTGTACTTCTTTTCGTAAAAATCTTTAACTTTTTGGCACTTTTCAGCGTCTTGGAAGTTGTTGGTGTACTTCTTTGCCTTTCTGAATAGATCGTGGAACTCATGCAAGTTTTCGGACATTTCTTGCAGCCCTTTCCGTATGGCAGCCCATCGGGATAATTCGGCGAGCATCCGCTCATTTTCCATCTGAGCAATCTCGGGCGTGATATACTTTGTCTTCCGTTGTTGCGCCGCGTGTGCCGTCTGCAATTCACACCTGCCATTTGCACGGCATTCCCCGCAAGGTGTGAAGCAAGGGTGTTGCGAGTAGTTTGGGTTGCGGGGAAACACTACTCGTTCCATAGGATAATTCGCCGCTTGATTAGTCATGACTCAATAATTAACGGGGAATTTTCTTTAACCCGTAACTCCACGAGGCACGGCAACAACGGCATATTCTTTTTCTCGCAGTTTTCGGCATTGTCGAAAAAGATAGGAAGGGCAACGGCGAAATGGTCTTGAAATCGTTGGCAGAGCATTGATAGTTTCGCATTTGCGCGGCTTGTATTTGGATTTTCAAACCCGTCAATCTTCATAATGGCAACCTCTTCGAAGCCCTCTTGCGTTATAAGTTTACGGAACAAAGTGATTTCAATTCCATCGGGAAGAAACTTGGAAATAGCGTCCTGACAATCAGTGCGATAATCGTTCTCAGCCTGCTCAATGGCAATCATTTGTCGCTCGTTCTCAATTAACGCCTTGCGCACCATTTCCGAACGGGCATCATTTTTCGCAATCTGCTCGTCCGCCGTTGCATACCCATACGCAATCTCATCAGCCTTTTTGTCTTCGGATTGTAACTGCTCGATTTCGAGTTTGGCTGCTTGGATTTTTTCGCTGTTATTCACACCCTTGAAATCCGTGATGATTTTGGCTTGTAACTCCGCAATCCTCTTCGCCTTGTCGTCTTCCCACTTGCAAAGGTTGGCAGCGTTTTCGTCGTTGATAACCTGATTGTCGTGCGAAAACTGTTCACGGGCTTTCGCGTTGGTTTCGTTAATGGCAGCGTTACGGGCGGCGATTTCCTCGTTCTCCTTCTTTATTGCTTCGTTCTGCAATTCGATTGACTCGTTAAAAGTCTTGTCAAGGTTGCGCAATTCCGAACCTTGCTTTGTAACCGCGTCAATCTCGGCAACAATGGCGGCTTTCCGCTCTTCAAGATTTTGCACCGATTTGTCAATCTCTTCCAATTTGGCAGCAATTTTCAGAGCGGCGTCAGCCTTGCTCGTATTGCGTTGAATTTCGGCGCAATCGGCATTCGTGCAGTACGGGCAAACCATACAGATGAAGTCCTCTTTATCGGCGGCGGCGGAGGTTACACTTGCAACCGTTTCTCGCTGTTTATTCCAATATGCAATCTTTTCATCGATGGCTTCGCGTTCTGCTACCTTCCCGCGATAAGTTACCAACAACCGCTCAATTTCGGGGTTCTTCTTGAGTTCAAGGTACATTTTAGGAGCCTCAATTTCGGCGGGCGTGAAAACGAGTTGCGGTTTGGGTGTAAACTTTTCGCCGTGAATATCTTGTATCTTTTCGCGGAGGCTTTGATTTTCCGCTAAAACATCGCTTGACACGGCGGCACGTTCTTCTTCATACATTTGCTCGATTTCTTTTTGAAGTGCGCTGATTCGGGCTGTATTGCGGTCGGTTTTTGGTTTTTCAGCGAAAGTCTCCCGCAAACTCTTTGATTTTATGTTCAACTCCTCCATTTCAGCCTTCTGCTCGTTGATTTCCTTGCGCAACACCGCTTTATTCGGAAGTTCGCGAATATAGTCAATCAGGTTCACGTTCACAATGGAGGAAATTATCTTGAGTTTATCCTTTTGCGCAAGGCTGATGAAATATTGCGGGTTTGTGAAAAGAGCAAGGTCGTAACCCTTGCAAGTATCCGCGATAGCGGCATTGTAGTCCGCCAACTTTACGGGCGTTTCGTTAAGAAAATATTCGCAGTTCAATTCGGTTTTTAACTTTTCGTCGTCCGTGCCGCGCTCGCGGGAATATAGTGGCTTTGCAGCCTTGCGGAAAATCATGTCGTCCGTGTGGAAGGCAACTTCGGCAAATCGGTTGCCGTCCCTGTCTTCGTGGTTGTACACGTTGGACGATGTGAATTCTTTCATGTCGATAGAGCGTTGGTTCATACACCATAAAAAAGCATCTAAAATGGTGGTTTTTCCGCTCCCGTTTTCGCCGCTCACGGTGGCGGGGAATGCCACCGTGAGGTCGTGGTGTTTCTTGAATCTTTTAATTTCGATTTTCATTGATTACTTTGGTGTTAAGATATTTTTGATACAAGTTGTAAAAAAATGCAGCACGGCGGATTTGAGATTGATATTCTTCAATTTATTTTTCTGCCTCTGCCTTGCGTTCCTCAGCGGAGGATAACATAGTTTTATAATCCCTGATTTTCTTTTGGGAATGGTACATGGCGTCGCTTATGAAAGCACTTTCTTCGGCTTCAATCTTATAGATGAGAGCGTCTAATGGTTCGGGTTGTTTCATGTTAGTCAATGTTAGCGATTATGTCTTCTTTATTTTCGTATAAGTTCCACTCGTTAGCGGTTGATTCGTGTTTACAACCGTTGCGGTTGTCGGCGGTTATTACCTCATAGAGTACATGAGTATCAATTTCCTCATTTCCGTCTCTTTGGCTTCGATTTTGGGTTTGGGTTTGGATTTTTTTCACAGTAACGCGAATAATACTGCAATGGTCTATTAAATAAACCTCTTGTCCGATGTTGAATTTTGTTTTAATGTCCATAATGTAATGAAATTTAATTTGTTAAACGTTATAATCTGAAATTGCAAGCGGCATAATAACCGCGATTGAATTTTGCCAACGGGGTTCGTCGGATGTGCAAACAATCGGAACTTTATCCCCTTTGAAGTTGTAGATGATTTTCTTGTGCGCAAAGGCGTCAATCAACGAGCGATAAATCTCTGAGTTGATTGCAACCCGTGTAACGCCATTTTCGCAACCCTCTTGAGGTTCGAGTTCTTTGGCATTTTTTATAAATTCGTCAATGTCGGGAAATTTCAGTTCGTCGCCCGAATAAAAGGCAAAGAATGCTCCTTTGATTCCTTTTGCGTTGGTACATTGAATTCCGTCCTCTTGGACGATAATAGAATGACATCCGAGCATTGCTGCATAACTTTCGCCATGCAAGATTTTCCCGTCAAGGAGTGTAATTTGCTCCTCGCTGAGGTTGCAGATGTCAGTCAGGTAGTTTTTAATCGCGCAATGTGCGTCAGTTGCATACGCAAACCCACCCTTGAAATGAATGTAATTCATTGCGGGGCGAATTTCGTCTTTGAGACACGCCTTGTGCATTTTCACAGACGAGTAGAAGTTGATTTTTTTTGCCATAATGATAAAATTTTGGTTAATAGTTAATTATAAGGAGTTTACATAATCCTTCAATTCTTGGATATAGGTAACGCGCTCGCGTTCTTCTGTGTCTTTTAGTTCAAAAAACAAGTTTTCGTCAAACACGCTGTTAATTGCTTCCTCACACATGGATTGTATTTTTTCTGGGCGCACGGCGTCGAGTTCCACTTGTCCCAACCCATCCCAATTCGCTGTCCTGCTATCCGTAACCTTTGCAGGCGCGGGCGGCAACTTCCACTCGATAACTTGGTGCTCCATGAGCGAAATCCGTCTCACGTCCACGTCCACTCCGAGTTTCATGAGATTATCCTTGATTGCGCGTGGTATGTCCTCCCCACTTGGGTCATAGTCGCCAAAGTACAATATCACGGGTGTTTTTCCATGTCTCACGGCACGTTTGAAACGGCGGGATGCTTCATATAGAAACGTCAAAGAAGGATAACCCTTGCAAGCCCCCAACCCGACGTCGTGTTTACTGCACACCTTGTCAAATACTCCCTCGAGTGCCTTTTTTTCAATAAATACCTCAGGATAAATCGGTTGATTTTCCCAACGGTTTTTTCTGTAAACCGTCATCCACAATCCGACCTGACGTTGTCCTTCGTCAATCTTGTCAGATAACACGGTTTCGTCGGCGTTGGTGTCGTTTGCCATTTCTCTATCCCTGTCGCAGAATGTATCAAAATCAACAAGCCCGTCCCACCTTGCAACGCCCATCGCCGCAACGACGCGGTCGTAGTGTTGTTGTGTGTTGGTCATGCCGATAGATACGAGTTGGTAGTGGAGTGCTCTGATTGTGAGCACTCCTTTTTCGTAGCGTTTGATAATCTCTAGGCTGTTCTCAATTATCCATTGTCTTGTAAATTGGTCTCTTGCTGCCATAACTACCTCCTACCATTTAACCTCGAAGTCAGACTTCGACGTTTGATTTACAATTTCCATTCCCAAATCTATCGCCTGCTTTGGCAACACGATATTCTCGGCGCGATACGCTTTCACTATTACTCTCTGAATGGCTTGAAGAGCATACCATTCTTCGCTCGTGTATGTTCCCCGCTTGATAGTCGGATAATAGTAGGAGCGGGCGTTTTTTGTGCAAAATCCTTTAAATGAACACTTGTAAGTACGGGCGGGCATTTCGGTCGATACTATCATCTCCTCGCCGTCAGGTGCTTGGAGGTCGAGTACAACCATTTTTTCGGGGATTGCTTCCCGCCTCACGAGTTCACTTTTTTTCCAATCATTCGTGAAAATGATTGTGTTGGTAGCGTTTCCGCAACGTACTTCGTAGCGGGCATTTTTGTCGTTCAATTTGTTTTTTATCATAATGTACTGAAATTTTTTGGTTAATAATGTTGTTAATAAATATACTATATAAGTGGCGGGCGGCGGTTGCGAGCCGCCATTGTGTTAAACGCCCGCCGTTAATGTTTTATGTTGTCATCTATAAGTACTCGCGCCTTTTTTCCATCCGCTTTCGTTTTTTCGCAAAGTCTCAGATATTGTCGTTGAGGTTGGTAGTTTGAGAGTTCTTTGCTTCGAGGTTTATACTCCCCTCGCTCTGGAGGTTTTTAGTCGGTGGCTCCCGCCGTTCCGCTTTGGTGTTTTTTTCGCAGGTGTTCCCGTCCTGCATCAAAGAGCGCGTTTTTTTTGTGTTACTTTCGTTTAGTTTCACACCGCAAAAATAAAACTATTTCAATACAAAAATTTTTATCTCGCATTTTTTTTGCATTTTTTTTTGAAAATAATGTTAAGTTGTTGAAAATAAGCCGATAAAAATGTTTACTTAATAATCAAAGTTAATTAGGAACGTAAAGTGCTGATTATCGCAAAGATAAACGATCTATCTCGCAGAGGTATAAACACACGAGAAAAAAAGAAGTGCCGTTAAATCGCACAAAATCGGCATTGTCGGGCAAATTGCTTTTCTTATAATATCCATATAATACACATTTAACAATAAAAATAACTATATAATATAATAATAATCAACAAGTTATGTTTTAGAATTATATAATTATATTGATCTTATATATACCTCTGATTTTTTGGTGTTTTTTATCGATTTTTCTGTTGTTCTCTTTATGCAGGTGTTTAACAATTTAACAAATCGCGTCAAACGCTGTACGGGTGCGGTTTCTCGCGGTTAAATACGTTGTTAAATGTTAAATGAACAAAAAAAAGCGGCACGGAGCCGCCATTTTCGAAAAAGTAAGTTTTTCGCAATTCACTACAAACAGAAGTATTTTCTAACGTCGAATTTTCCGTCCTTGTCCTTGAGTTTGTTCAGCGCAAGGGCATGAATGAGGGGGAGCATTTCTCGGTCGTCTACCTCCTCCGCACGGTTGCGGCTGAATGTGAATAGTGCCAAAGTGGGAGCGTCGTCAGAATAAATCATTGAACACACGAGCCAAAGTGCATAACAGTTGTACACACTCTCCTCGTCTTTTTCAAGGTTCAAGGATTCGATGTGTTGTAAAAACTGAGAGTGATTCCACTTTGGAGCGGGCGTCATCGTTTGATATACTTTCTCGGCTTCCTCTTTGGTTACATATTGTTTCCAACCCATGCCCGACAACTTGTCGATAACACGTTTGGCAGCGTCGGAATACTTATCAGCACACCACGCAAACAAATCTTTGAAGGCACTGTCAAACAGCGTGTAATCGCTGTCTTTTTTGCGGGCTTTCATCAATTCATCAAATTTTTCAATATATTCCTTCATAATAGATTGATTTTAAGGTTATTAATCACAAATAGTGCAATATCCACAAGAGTAACATTTGCCGTTGCTCATCTTGGATCCACACACGGGACACTCCCCGTTGAGTAAGTCGTTGGACTCCTTTTTTGGTTTTTTTTCGTCAGACATTGTCGTTAAGTTTTAAGGGTTCGTCAATTACGGTCGGGGTTTTCTTCTTTGGTACAATATTCATCGCGTCAATCGCCGCGATAATTTGTTTGAGTGTGGTTTCTAACTGCTCCACTTTTGCCCCGATACGCTTGGTGCGAGATTGGGTCATAATGGCGGCGCAAGATAAAACATCATAATCGGGCTCATCGAGCACGAGTTGGCATGTGGCACAATCGCCGAGACACATGAATTTTTCCATCACTTTTTGAATTGCATTGCAAGGGGAATCACGGACGCGATGTTCTTGATGCCACCCTTGACAATCTTGTTAAACATTTCACGGATAACTCCCTGATTCTTGCGTATCATCGGGGCTGCCGATAATAAGTCCCCACCATTTAAGCGGAGTATTCCCGACAGTTCGTCGAGAACTTGCTGAACTTGTTGTGTTTCAGCGTCGTCGCGGCAATCAACCGCTATATTAAGTCTTTTCCAACCCATACTATTCAGATTTTTCGGTTAATATTTCGTCATCATACACAATCGGCTCGCTCACAATGGGCGTGTTCTCGGTTGCTTCGGCGAGTTTACTGCCTGCCACACCACCGAACACCGCCGAAGCCGCGCCGATAAGAATTGGTTTGCCAACCTCTACAATGGAAGGATTTTCCTTCATGAAGTCGGAAATAGTTTTCAAAGTTTGGAGCCACCCTTTTACACCCTTTTCCTTGATTTCGGTGCGCGTTGGCAACGCCATACGTTCGGCATATTCGGTCGAGAATTTGAAAGCGCGTTCCGAAGCATTTTCAATGTCCACCCCGTCGCCTTGCAACTTTATGAATAGATATTGATAAGCCTCTTGAGCACTGCCAAACACTTGAACTTCTTTTTTGCTGCTATTACTGAATATCATACGCAAAGAGAATTAAAAGAATCGGGCGAAAATCTTGCGACTCTCGCCCGATCTATCTTTATCCGTTACATACACAATCCTCAATCACGTTAGCGGTTGGAGTCCCCGCTGTGTAAGGTGTGGTTGTGATGAATTTCCGTCCGCAATTTCCGTGTCTGTGTTCGCCGCAACCGCCGCGTTCTTCACGTCCACGTCTTCCGCAACCTAACTCGTCGCCGATGTAACCGAAAGGATAGCATCTTTTTTCAAGTTCGGAAATTTCTTCCTTGTTGCTGCATACTTGCGCCTTCACGAAATCGAGTTGACCGTGAGTTACATAGTCATGCTCTTGCAGGCGGGCAACTTCGCGCTCTAACATCTTGATTGAGCAACCATGTTCGCCGCGTTCGGAATGGTAGGTTCTTTCGGATCTGTGGTCTTCGCAACGTTCGTCGTGATGACGTCTGAACCAAAATACGATAATTGCGAGCACAATAACAACACCAATAACCCACGCGATACTCTTGAGAGCGTGGTGGTCGCCGTGCTCAGTTTCCAGATCGCGCAAGGCGATCACATCTTGCATTGACAAATCTTTGTCCATAATGAAATAAATTTATTGCCCTCTTACTGCTTCGGGCATTGCGCCGCGAATAAAGGACAAAGTAACCGCGAACAACGCGATTAACAAAGATTTTCCGTGAATAAAATGACGTCCAACTTCCGATATTGTCCGTGTTCCTTGATTTTATGGAACTTGTCGAGAAACTTATCGACAAATCGGCGGCTGATGGCTTCCATGCCGCAACGTTGGATTTTACGGTTAATGTAACCAATAATCTCTTCAAACTTGATACTTTCGTCCCCGTTGAATTGTAGCAACCGTTGACATTGCTCATAGGTGGCATTACTGTTCGCACTTTCAAGCCGTGCAATTTGTGCCGCTGCAAAATCACGGGCATCTCCGTCGAGTTCTCCGTTGGCGGCTGCAATTATTAACTGCTCCTTTGCAACGCGGTTGAGTGTTTCTTGTTCTGTCATCTTTTGGATGGATTTTTATGTTTATATAAGTAAGTCGATAAGATAATTGCTGAAATGCAAAGAAACAGCGTGAAAAAATAGATATTCATCGAAAATGTTTCGTCAAATACATATCTATCTACTAACTGCATAATTACAAAATTAGCGGTAATGAAATAAATTGGAATCTGGTGATATTTGCAGAATTTTAATTGAAAACTTAACACGAGTAAAAATGCCATACATAGATAATTGAATAAGTATGCAAGGAAATTAGAAACGGGTGTGTCGTAATAAGTCATCATATATTCCCCTTTGGCATTATACAACGGAATTGAATTTGAAAAATAAAAGGAGTGCAGCGTTTCACACGTCGCCACTCCAATCATTGCAATAATCACAAACGGAAGTATCCGTGTGAATTTTACTTTGAGTTTTTCTTTAATTGACATTTTTTTTTCTGATTTTGAACTTTGCCACCAAACCTGTCGGCTTCATTGCGAAAAGTACATTGTCCTCTTCGTCGCAAATCTCAATATCATAATCACTAATGTCAGAAAACTCGATTTCAGCATTCAAGGTCAAAAATTCCTCGTCTTGCTGTGTTGATTCGTTTTTTGCTTTTAAGTTCATGATGATTAATTAGGTTAATACGGCGGCAAAAGTAAGTTGATAAATCATGTACAACGCGATTACCGGAATAATTGAACTTGCAAATCTATTACATATATTTTTGCTCCAATATCTTTACTCTCAGGAACAATCATTTTGTCTCTCCAACGTAACCAATTATAAGCAAATAAATTTGATAATACATCAAGATTATAAGTCCTATACGTATAATCTAACATGGAAAAGAATATAATTTCTTTTCCTGAATGATTATATATAAGTGCATCATTTCTAAATATTTGTAATCCATAAATGAAAGGGTATTGTAAATTAGTATTAATAGATGTTTCATCCAACAAATTAAAAACAACATACCAACCTGTTCCTTGTACACCCGAACCAATTAATATTTTGTCGTGAAATAAAGCCATTATATTATTCCCGTTACTTCTTGACGCTGCTGCTAATGTAACTATACGAGTTTTTTCAGTTGTTAAATCTATAATGTCAATAATATTAGTATCGCTTCTATGTACATATAGATTTCCTCTCCACACCACACCACAAAACCGATTTGCTGACGCTAGAAGAACCATCATACGATAGGTTTCAGTATTTAAGTCAAAAATGCAACAAAGATTGCTATTGGGTGCGAAAATGTACAATGCATCACGATATATAATTGAAAATGTTGTCGAAGTAAAAGGAATATTAACAGTTCTAACTACTTTTGTTTGTGTATTAATTATTTCAATATTTGCTTGATTGCTTGTTATATATAAGTTATCTTTCCAAGCATTTATTGAATTTCTAACTCTTGAACTTCCCAACGATACTTCGCTTGCAGTTTCAGTAATACAATCAAAAATTGTCATATTTTGACTATTATATCCTGCACCATAAAAAACATCATTATGAATACATGATGCTCTTATTTCTCCTTGTTCTGTACGGTTATATGACCTAAATTTTGGAGTTGGATCAGGAACTTTTACAACAACGGGATTAAACCCATCAACTCCACTGTCGACGTTGTATGTCCCGTTGGCAGTAACATTCAAAGGATTAATTACGGGAGGAGTAGTTGTTCCTCCACTCCCTTCGGCTTCAAAGTAGCGGGTAATTATAACCCGTTTTTCTTTCATATCTTTTGATAATTGCATGATAATAAATATTTTAAGTTAATAAATAAAGTTCAAAAATATATAAATTCTATTAATCCAATAAAATCAGAGTTAATTCTGCTATCCCTTTCTGCCATGTGCCTCCCGAGCAAGCGTATTTTTTCGCTTTTAAAATAAAGGTTGTTTTTTCTTTAATGTTATGGAATTCATATTGATACATATATAATTTCGCAATAACTTCGGTCGATTTTTCATAAATATTATCTAGATGCGAATTTGGGAAGAATTGTATCCTTTTGAATTTTGAATTTGGTGCTGCCATCATTAATTCAGCACCATCCCTTTTCAAAAAAAAGTTTACCCCATCAGAATGAATATCATCAGAAAAGGAAACACCGTCTTCTTCGTTAGTTTCCGAAAATGGTATAACGAATAATTCTTTTTCAACGGGCAAATTATCATTTTCTATCTCTAATACCCTTATTTGATTATTTTTAACATAATCAAGACTATCAAATCTAACTATGTTTTTTTGAGCGGAATCAATAAATGTTCTTCTTACAGACTTTATAGAAATAATTTTATCTGTAATATCGATTATATTATTATCAGGAAAATTGTAATCAAAGAATTCAATTTCATTGTCATTAATAATAATTCCATTTTTAGTTAAATTAGATATTGTTAATATCAAATCAACCGCCGTGCATTGTGGCATATTGAATTGAAGATGTACGTAATTGTTATAGATTAATTCTTCTTGAAATTCTTCTATTTCTGCAAAAAAAAGACCATGCCTACCATTATTTGAGGCATCCGTTCCGAGTGCCTGCGAAGAATCTAATTCAACCCACCCGTCAGGTTTGTTATAAGATTCAGGAGTTAATGCAAGGAAATTATGTTTATTCCATAATTGAAAATAAATTTCTTGTCCTTCTTCGAGTTCATACGGTTTAAATGGCGGAAATGGTGCGGTGTTGTTCTGTCTCCATATAACTAACTGTTTAGGCGTAACATTGTAATAGTTCATATTTTGGTCAAACGCGAGTTGCCCCCACGTTGATGGTTTAACTAATCCCCATACACTTTGCCCCGTTTGGCTATCTATTCGAATAACATCCCACATTGCAGTAGTTACTTTCATTTTTTTATTCGCACGAAAACCATATACCCAATGCCAAACTCCGTCAAGTGTCTGAAATTGTCTACTTACAATAGATATTTCAGATGGATTATTTGGCAAAAAATATGTTCTGATATTTGGATTAGTAGGATGCGACCCATAACCACCGAGAACTATTATTTCTTTTGTCAAATAGTTAATGCTGCCACCTAAATCATTTCTTTTAATATAAACATTGTTTATTAGAGTTGGTATATTTTTTGAAGTAATTCCGAAATTTAATAGGCTTTTTTCTAAAAGATACTTTAATTTTACGCTTGGCAAATAATTAATTTTATTCGGTATATCCGCTTCCATTAAATTCAAATATTTTCCAATTCCATAATTTCCAACTTGGTCTGAATTGACAGGTGGATTAGTTGCACCCCAAAAAACTTTATCTGAAAGTGTAAGATATGTATCTATTAATCCAGATTCTCGTAATTCCTTCAATTTAATTATATTTCCATACGCAAATATGCAATCATAAGAATCATTAAATTCTCGAATTAATAATTCGCCATGTATAACTCCGTTTGGAAAATAAATATTAGCATTCTTCTTCGTTCTAATAAATGTACCTCTATATTGTGGAAGATGAGCGAAATTGAATATCCTATCGTTTGTAGGTGTTCGATTTACTTTGAAAGATTGTGTTCTGTTTAATTTCATTTTCTCAAACATAAATAATGAATTCTCATACATATAAGAAAATGAAATATCGTCTAATTCTATCTCAACTCCGTCTATAAATAATCTGTTCATAATACTGTCCTCCAATTTTTAACCTGCATTGTAAAGATAACCGTTTGCGTCACTTGTTTTTCTTCGACCCTGAATTGCTTTTCTTTTATATTGACGGGAAGCCATTTGCCGCTAACTTCGTCAAGATAAGCAACACTGTCAGATAACACAATGTCGCTCAAATATTTACGTGTCAGCAAATCGGCGTTTTCGTGTCCTATTATAATGTCTAACAACTTGTCTGACATTGTGTTATATCCGTCAGGATTTGACGTTTTAAACACGTCTATTGACTTGCTCGTGCTGTGGATAACAGCATGGCGGGAAAAGTACCAATATTTTGTAAAATTATTTTGAGACAGCCACCTGATACATTGGTAGTAAATCCCGCAACGAGGCTGAAAGAATTCAATTATGTAGCGGTGGTCGCTTCCATAGTAATGTTCAAACGTCTTGTCGAAAGTGTTGTCAAAAGTACCCGCGTGTTCAAAGATTTCGCCGATAGTAAATCGTTTCGTGCTTTGCCACACATTTAACGATTGTACCTTGTTTTCGACTGTTCCCCACACGGTTGAAGTTCCGTCATAGTTTACACGCCGAATTTCTTGTCCAACCCTATCAGGCATGAAAAACAAGACAGGAAACGAACCACTTATTGACACAATAGGTATTTTTAACGGAGGATAAATATCTTCAAATAAAATATTCGCACCGTTTTGGGCTGACCAAGTCAGCGTCAAAATCACCCCGTCGTTATGATTTCGCACAAGAAATTGTCCGCTATGATACACACGGATATAATCAGTAACGTCGACAGTTATTGTGTTGGCATAGAAATTGTACCAAATTTCATTCACTTTGATACGTGGAATATTCGTTGCTTTTCGGGTTATAGTGATAAGGTGTGTTTCCCACCAATTTGTCCTGTCGTCAAAATATTCTATTTTGAAATCGTTGTTGTTAAAAATTCTCATATCGTAATGTGTTTTTCCATTAAGTCAATACCTTTTTCAAATTCCGTAAACTCGCGATAATCCATTAGTAGCGTTATTTTTGACGCTGCGTCTTCAAACACTTCTCCGAGTGCCTCGTAATCTATTCCCCTGCCAAAGTTACCATTTTCAATCGCGCTCCATAATTCCCTCTGTTGCCCCTTATTCATCACTATTTCTCCCGTGCTGAGCCTTGCGTTTATCTGGTCGGAATATGAGTTACCTTGAACAATACCACCGCCCGCGAATTTGGGGCTTTTTGGCGGTTCTTTCAATACATTGTACGCTCCAACGATGGCGGCGGCAACCGCTCCAACACCCGTCGCAATGGCAACAAGATTTAACGGGAACATCTGACCCGCCCCCGCTGCAATGGCTTCTGAAATTCCGACCGCAAGGTTGGCTCCGATTTGGAACAGCGCAAGGGCTTTCGTGAACCCCGCCATCGTTTCATTATCCTCCGCCAAAGTGGATATCATGTCTTTAAGTGCGCCCGTAATAGAACCCATTGCGGCGATGTTTGTTTGCGCCGTTTTTCGTATGGTCTCAGCCACTTTCTTTTCCCCCTCTATAACTTCTCTTTGTGCCGCAAGTTTCGCCGCCTGATACGCTGCATCGCTTTGAAATAACGCCGCTTTTGTCTCTGCATCGAGGTTAATTAGAAAATCAGCCCGTTGTTGCGCTGATTCCTGCTCTATTATCGCGGTCTGCACCTCATCGTCCATAAACAACTGTAATCGCTCCTCGTAACCGTTGGCAACGGCGAGCGTTTGTGCTTCAATTCGGTTACGGATTTCCTGATTTAACACCTCCGTCTCCTGCATTGCGTACTTCTGCGATATGGCGTTCAATTCAATAATCGAATTCTGCCATATAGAGAACTCCTCCGCGCTTCCTGCTTTCACGCCTTGCAACCTTGCGTCGAGTGTCTTTTGATATTCATGCAGTTCTTCCGTGCGCAAGGATTCAATCATTTTCAACCGCAAATCTCTCTCCTCCGCGCTGCCTTTGGCGGCAACTTCGAGCAACAACTGTATCCGCTTTTGTTCTTGCGTTACCTGCTTTTGAAAGGCTTCCTCGCTATATTTTACCTTTATGTCAATTATACTCTGCTCGCTGCCTTTTTGCATGGCTTCGATTGTGGCTTGAATGCTCGCCCGTGCCTCCTTTGTCAAGGTTTTTTCTTTGTCGAGCCTCTTTTGCAGGTCTTCAATCTTGCGGCGTGTGGCAACCTTTTCCGCCTCTATATCTCGCTCCTCCCCCGCCTTGCGTAACTTGAGCAATTCATCCTCAAGGTTACGGGCTGCGTCGAGCGTTTCTTTGATACGTTTGGCACGTTCATCGGCGGCTTGCTTTCCCGCGTCCTTTTGCGCCTTGACAGCGGCGTCTGCGATGTCTTGCAACTTTTGTTCGGCGGTTTTTACCTCCGTTGTAATCTCGACCCCGATTTGCACTTGCGCCTCAAACCCTTCAATCTGCTCTTTCAATTCCTTCAATTCCTTGTCAATCTTTTTGCGGCGGCGGCGTCCCGCGTCTTCTCGTTCCTTTTCAATAGCACGCTCTTTATCTTGTGCCTTTTGTAGTAATAACTCGTTGTTTTTCAGGTTTTTAACCTCGTTTTCGTGTTCGCTCTCGCGTTGCTTTGCCGATGCCAACCTTGCATCCGCCAACTCCTGCTCCGCTTTCTGAATGTCTTTGGTTGCTTCGCCCCGCGCTTTCATGCGGTCGATGTCCCGTTGTTGCGCCTCAAAGACTTCGTCTTGTGCCTTTTTCTGACGCTCCATAATGCGAATATTTTCGCGCAATTCTTCATTATAATCGGCTTGCGCACTTTTCGCCTCTTTGCTACTACCTATTAACATCGCGATCCCTGCTGTCAATGCAATTAACGCGGTTAATATCAATATTGCGGGGTTGGCTGACAACGCTGCATTCAGCAACCACGTTGCCGCCGCCGCGAGTTTGGTTACGACCGTTCCTGTTCCCATGACTGTCGCCTTTGCCGCCTCCGCTTTCGTTTGCGCCACCGTTTGCGATAAACCTATCTTGTCGAGCAAGTTTTTAGAGGCTTGAAAAACGAGGCTCTTCTGATTGAGCATGATATTAACTTGTTGAACGGTGGAAAGTGCCACCATTGCAATCTGAAGTTTCTGCATTAACTCAGCCGCCCGCTCGTTGTCTATGTTCAACGAGTTCAGCGTGTTCTGAAATAACATCATGGAGGTATTAACCCCCTGCATTGCACCTTGTAACGCTCCGATATTTGTACTCGATTTTGCACTTGCATCAAGTTCGGCATTTAAGGAGTTGATTTGTCTTTTTACTTCACCCGCCTCTTTTGCAATCTGTCGATATTCCTCGCTGTTCTTTCCCCCCGCTTGCGCTAACACGTCCATTTCGTTCTTTAATTCCTTGAGTGTGGTTTTAAGGGTTTTATTGCCGACCTCATAGTTACCAACTTGTCGGGTGTACACGCCGAAAGATTTTTCGGTTTCGAGAACCTTTGAATTCAGTTCTGCCAACGTCTTGAGCATTTCCTTTCCACCCGTACTTTGACGCTGTTCTTCGCTCAAGGCTGCATATTGCTGTTTCAAGTTCCCAATCGCCGCCCGTTGTTCGTTGAGCGAACTGCCATAACTGAGCGTGTCCTTGTTCAGCGTGTTCAAGGTTTGCACGGCGGTCTTCTGCTCCGCTTGTAACATCTTGAGTTCGCTCTTGTTGTCCGCTATTTTGGCGGTGTTCTGCGCAATCTGTTCGGCATTTGCCTTGTAATTATCCGACAGACTTTTGTTTGCTGCTTCAAGTTGCGCCGTTTCATTCTTATTGTCTTGAATGACTTTGACAAGGTTCTGCAACTTTGTCATCGTGTCGGTTTCGTTTATTTCAACGTCTATAATTACTGTCGTGTTTGCCATAATTAGTGAATTGTCAGTGTTTTAACAACGTTATCGAGTATAACTTTCTCTATTTCTCTGACCGCGTCAGGCACAACGTTTGAATATATGTCGTTGCGCGGGTTTCGGTGTCTGTCCGTTCCTTTTTCTGCGATATTGTGCGCAATGGCTCCCGCCATTGCATCAAGTCCACGCTCGGCGGGGTCTTTGGGCGGAAAACGCCTTTGCATTGCTTCGCTATTCAGATATCGCTCGGAGTATTGCAACGGCGCAACGGTTATGCCTTTGTCTTTTATCCATTGTTTGATGATAGATCGAAAACCTTGTGGCACGTCGCCCGCTTCCCTACCTATTTCCAACGTTCCAATCGGAGCCGTCCCTTCTCCCCCCGCAACCAACCGAACACCGTTGTCGTCTATTTCAATGTGAAAACTTTCGCTCGTCCGACCGCTCGCGTTAATACCTTGCGCCTGCATATTATTTTGAATTTGCACGGCAACACCTTCGAGAACTTCTGCTACTTCGTTTTTCATACGCAAACTCCTTTCGTTTCTCGAAGTGTAATCATTAACGCCACCCCTGTCGTTGTTATGTCGAACTGTTCGTAAACCTTTTGAGTATTGTACTCGTTCACCCCGTACTTTATAATCTCCACATCGCTCGATTTTCTGAAATTTCGTACCAACGAAATTCCGAGATTTTTCATGGAAGTTATAATTTCCTCGTTCTCGAATGCCGTGAGGTCAAATTCAGTCTTATCCACCACAAAGAGCAACCAATCGCATTCCTCGCAATAATTCCCAAAATTATTATGCCACTTGCTCTTCGGGTTACGGTATGCAACAACACACGGAAGAACAGAAGTATCTACCTCGTTGTTTGCACGGACGAGTTCGTTATAAATAAACGGAAGACTATCGGTTTCGTTTATTATTGATTTTACTTTTTCGAGTAAGTTCGGCATGATGGCGTCTTTGAAATGTTTCGGTTATAAATGTGTGTTTTTTGGCGAGTAGATATTCGAGGAGCGTAATCCGTTCAGCCGCCCCGAAGTCTTGCAACCCAAAATATTGACGGGTGAAAATGAGCATTGCTTCAATAATGCTCGGTTGTAACAGCCCAGAGCTTGCAACCTGCTCGGCGGCGGTTTGCGGGACTTTGTATTGCTCATGTAATTCGTTGAAGAATTTCATGAACTTGTCAACGGCATTGCGCACGGCAACTACCTGAAAGACGGTAACACCGATATTGCTGAGTTCAGAATGTAAAACGCGGGGCAACTTGCATTCAAGTAACTCCGCGAATTGTCCGATAGTGAGTTGGTTGAAATCAAAATGGTGGCAAACTGTGTATTCCTTTTGAATTTGCTCTATAAACGTATTTAATTGAGCGTCTGGAACTTTGCCTTTGAATTCGTACCATTTTGTCCTATCGTTAATTTCCAACCTCATCGTCAAAGTAATGTTTGAGGTTATCCTTGAGCATTCCTTCCTTGATTTCATCCGTTATCGTTGCGCTATTTACACGAACGCCGCGCCAACGTATATCAATACCATCTTTTAATTTCAAGGCGTTGTCGTGGCTTGATTTTGCGTTGTCGCTGATATGTTTTAGTAATACAATGGCTTGGTCTTGATAACAGTTGGAGCACGCCAATTCGGGAGTCCAATCTATCCCGAGTTCTTTGCTCGTGTCCATTACGAATTTCTTTTCCTCTTCCGTGATGGTGCGCTTCCGCGCTATTTTTCTAAGTTCTTCTTGCATTCAGTAGGTTTTTAAGGGTTAATAATTACATCCACTTTCGTTTCAAGTTGTGCCGTGCGAGATTTCAATGATACTAATGTGGTTTCTATTTCTGAAATCGCATTATCTATCAAATCAACAACTCCCTGAGTTACAACGCTATTCTGTAACACATTAACGGCATTTTCAACCGCCGAAACATCTGTTCTGATGTTATTAACAGCATCTTCAACCGCACGTAAATCAGTATCGAGTTGATTTGTAATATTTTGAAGAGTTACAATGCCTGACTGCATACCTGCGAAAGTAGTCATCGCGTTGGTGGTGTCGTTAATTGCACGTTGTACGTCCACGTCCATATCTTGAACGTCTTCATAGAGCATACGCTCAGCGGGCAACTCTTGTTCCGTGTCCCATGTATCAAGGCTTGACACTCCTACCTGCATTTTCTTTACAATGTCGTAAAAAAGTTGTCCGATACGTTGCGCGGTGTTGGCTTCGTAAGTTGTTTCGTTACTAACTTGCAGAGAACGTGTTAATAACGTTGAAAATGGTACGGTTGAGGGGATTTTAATGTTCATTTGATTTCTTTTTTTGCTGCCATTGTGCCGCCGAGTAACAATTAACTATTAAACAAAATAGCGGCGGCACGGACAGCGGTTTTTTAAGCAGGATAAGATTTCAGCATCAACGCGTCAAACGCGGCTCGGCTTGTTTGGTAGTTAGTCATGAAGAGGTTTACTTCTGCGAACTGAGCACCTTCTTCAACTAACGTAACAATCCACGCTCCGCCCGTTGATTTGTCAATGTTATTACGGGTTTGCGTTGTACCAACGAGACCCGTTTCTGAACCAACGATAACGAAAGAACCGTCTCCTACTTTATCTTTCGTTGCCAAAACAACCACAAATCCCTCGCGATTTTTCATGAGCGGTTCGATGATGTCTTTGGCAGTATCCGAGCCTCTTTTTGGCACGGCAAAAGAAACGGTCTTATTGTATGCAGGCATCAATCCGTCGAGGTTTGCCTCGTCCTGAGTTCCGTCATACGGATCGGTCGTTGGGTTGTAAATGGCAACCGTTTTCGCTCCCGTTTTCAGTGTTATGTCTGAAATCATACGGGGGTTCGTTGCATCGCGAACATAGTCATCAATATCTTGTTTGTTGATAAGAATGGCGGTGTCTTCGTAACCTGCGAAAATAGGGTTTGCACAATCAAGAGCTATATTTGCCGCCACTTGGGAGGCACATTTGTTAATCGGCATAATTTTAAGATTTTTTGTTAATAATTTCCTTTAATTTGTTGTTCTCTTTAACGAGTTCATCTTGTTTACGTTCAAGGTGGTTTATTTTGATTTCGAGTTCGCGTTGGTTAATTTTTAGTTGCATAATTTGAACGTTCTGTCCGTCTAAGACTTCGAGTAGTAATTTCATGCTATCTTGTTTTTTTTCAATAACTTCGAGTTCTTTTACGTCGGCTTCGGAGTTGGCAGTCCGTTTTTGTGCGCGGGCTGATATGATGTAAGTCAAGCCTCCGCCGCCAATAAATGATAGTAATGCAATAATAATTTCATTCATAATATTAGTAGTTGAAAAATGGTAATATTAACGGGAATTTCTCGTCAAGGAACTTATTCATTATATTAATCGCCGCGTTGCGACAGTCGGCTTCTTTTTGCACGTCGTACACGGGTTCGCCCTTAATTAACTTCGGGTCGACAGCCGTGCCTGCCTGCGTCTTTTTCAGCCTTTGACTTTGCTGCCATACGGCATAAGTCCAATATCGCAACGCTTCGAGTTTTTCAATATTATCCACAAACGCTTCGGAAATCTTGAAATTGGAGCAAAAGTCCACCGTTGCCAAATCAATAACGCCCGTAAGCCGCGCAATGTCGCGAGGCATATCGGAGCGGACGGGGACATAATAGAATTTGTCCTCGTTTATCATTTCGGCGGGTGTGATTAGTGCTGCCATTGTGTTCAAGATTACGGAGTTGGTGTGGTTTTAAGGATTGCAGAAGAAAGCAAGTCATGGATTTGCCCCCCGATGTTTCTTTCTTTTTGGAAGTTCTGAACGTTGTTTTCCCAAAATGGATAAGCAACTGAAATGTAATTCTTTTCCTTGACCCAATAACCGTCAGGGATAAAACAGATTGCCGCAAGATTAGGGATTTTCAAGATTACGTCCGTGATGTAAATCTCGTCAACGCCAAACTGTCCTCGCATTTCTTCAATCATACGATAGAAGGAGTCTCCTCCCGCTGCATAACGGAAGCCGCTCAAGCGGGTTAATTCTTGTTGCGTAAGGATAAGAACCTTCTTCTTATTGTTGGGGTTGCGCACCATGTCGCACATGATACGAATGTCCTGAACAGTAGATTCCGGAGTAGTAACTGTTTTAATGCTCGTGAAAGCGTCAGCAACCGTTTTCGTTCCAATCGTTTCGAAAGTAGTAATTCGGTTGTTAGTAGTGTTGATAGCATCGCCAACTAAAATCGAAGTGATAATCGAATTGATAATCATCTTGTCGAGTTCTTGGTTGAGCCAAGATAGGAAGCGAGTCCATTCGCCTGCTTGTTCAATCTCATCGATATCTTCAAAGGCGATTTGCTGACGCTTGTAAACATACTGCGTCAAAATCTGCTTCGTAATCGCTGTGATTTGTTGAATGATTTTTTCGCCAGTGTTCGTTTTTTTCCATCCTTTTGCAAAAATTTCTACGTCAAGCATATCTTGCGTGGTGTAGTGAAATTTCGTGTAGAAAGTCTGGTGGAGCATCGCGTAAAGTGGATTGAGGTCTTCCCATTTGTTAGAGATGGTAAAGTCCACAATCTCTTGGAAAGCCAAGCCTGTGATTCCGTTCTTAACCATTACAGCGTTAACCGCATCGGCAACGGCTTTGTTTTCGCCCACAACGGACGGGGTGCGTAGAATCGCTGCACAAATCTGATTCTTGATTTCGGGCGTGAAGCGGTCGTTCGGTTTGATAGAGTTTTGAACGAGTTTAAATTTCTCGTTCATTGCGTTGGTTAATTTGTCCGTAACCGCTTGATTTTCTGTACCGATTATATCTTTGACGATACTTTCGATTTCATCTTTCAAGTCGGTAACGTCAAACTCAACCTCAGAAGTTTCGAGGCGGTCGATTAACGCAAGGATTGCGTCCCGTGCCTCCGCGCCTTTTTCAGTAAAGGCGTTCATGACTTTGCGGCGAATGTCTTTCAACTCTTCCGCCGCAACGTTCTTGATTTTCATTGTCTTTTTTGGCATGACATTTGATTTAATTGAACATTGAATTGAATTTATCGATAGGGTCTTGATTGACCTTATTCTCATAATGCAGGGCGTTTTCTACCTTTGTCTCTTGTACCTTTTCAAAAGCGTTGGCGTTGGCAGGTATGGCAACAAGGCTCATGCTCACAATGGACATTTTCTTGATGTGAACGTGGCTGAATGAGCCGTCCGTGTTGTAGATGTAATCGTAATCGTAAGCCCAACCACTTTTTGAAAATCCTTGAATTATTCCCTCTTGCAAAAGGTTTTTTAAAGTGTCATAATGCAGGTAGGTTTTCGGAACATATACTACAAAGTAGAACCCGACACTATTAACCTCGAACACCAACACGCGCCCGCAAAGGTGGTTAATGTCATCGCGGTGCTGAACGTCAACGGGGAGGTTTAACTTGTTTTTTACAAAATATTCCTCCACAAATTCGTCGAAACAGCCTTGCTCGAATGTTTCGCCGTTGGCATTTTTTGCGGAGTTGAATTTCGTTTCGTAACCTTTGATAATCAGTCCGTTGAGTACTGCTCCGCTTGTATCCTTTTTGTTAATGGTTGTTGCGGGAACGTTTGAAACTTCCTCGTAACTCCCGATTAGTGTGGCGTCTTGAATTTTAATCCGTTCCATTAGACAGTCGTTTGTGTGGTTAATAATGGCGCAAGTGTGCGCGTTGGCTTGTTGTATATTGTGTAATCAAGGTCGATCCCGATTGCAATACCGAAATTTATAAACGTTTGATTTAAAAGCCTTTCAAACGATTGGTATTTCATGAAGTCACCCTCGCGAAGTTCGCTGCCATTGCTGAGGCTTTTTGCCGACAGAGCGTCAATGATAGCGACCTGATTTGCAGGTACTTTCACGCGGTCGCAAATTGCAAGGATGGCGAGTTTCATCTTTTCATTTGCCTTTGTGTCAATGGCAGAAAGCGCAACCGTATGAAAGTTCATCGGGCGGTTGAATAGTAGAAACTGCTTTTGTTTGCGCAAACTTCCATAATTTTCCGAAACCTCTTTTGCAATCTGTTCACGTTGGTCAGGCTTGAGCAATTCGGTTGCTGGGTTCTGTGTTGGCTGAGTTGGCGTTGCTGCAATAAGCGCACCCATACGGGCGGAAACGGTGTTGCTCCCGTTCATGATATTGTCAATATATTGCAGGTATGGGAGGCAAAGTTGGCGGTCGCTCATTTGGTACTGCTCAAACGTTTGGCTCCGCATGACGTAAACCTGCATTGACAGGTCAATGGCTTGAATATAGTTCCATTTGTCCTCCGACCGTGTGATGTATTGGTCGGGGCGTAACAGTTTGAAACCGAGCGCATTGTAACCGATAACAGCGTATCCGTCGCTGAAAAGTTTGTTGAGCGTCATTTTGCCGTAATGGTTAAAAAACCACTTGAACTCCGCAAGGAGCAAGGCGTCCGCACCGCTTGTCTTTGGCATTAAAGTAACGTCATTGACAAGGTCTGTTAATAAATCGCAAATATTGATAAAAATCGCGTTTGCAAACGCAAGGCGGTTTTCCATCCAATCCCCGAACATTGCGAAACTTGTGTTCAGGCGGGCATGAGACGGTCGAAATAGTGCAACAATATTATCTATTATTTTCATGCAGCAAATAAACACGTTTTTCTTTACGCTCAGCGCACATCTAAAATTTTCTTTATATCAGTATGTCAAACAACAAGTTCGCGCATGACAACCATTATGAAAACGTAACGGGCGGCATCTATGATATTGCGAGCACCCTCGTACACTCCTTCTTTTACTTTATAGTCCTTGAATTCACTTTGAGCATTTTCCCCGCACACATAAATCGTCCACAATGCCATTTCCGCAACGCTACTATCAACGTCCATCTTGACTATTGGAACGGTGTACAAATCAAAGTCGGGGTTCTGATGCATATTTAACACACGTGTTCCACCTGCCATTGCATTTTCGTACACCATGCAGCGAGCGTCCCGTATGATATTAACTCGCTCCGCTATGACACTATCGGCAACAAATGCCTGATAAAGTTCCTCCGCAATATAAATTGCTTTGTTGACATAATCGAATTTAACGCTGCAAAGGGCGTTCGGCGCGGTTGTGTCCCCGAAGTCAATACCGAGATACTTGACAAAGGCATGGCGGTCGAACGTGGCGCGGTCTATGTGGTGTACCTTGTTGAACACCCGCCCGCCGAGTGTTGCGTATTCTCCGAGTATTTCGTTGGCATAACGTTTGTACTCCGCCGAACCGATTTCGGCATCTTTTCCCTCCTCTTCGATTTTCTTAAACCGTTGCTTTTGCTCGGTAGATAGAAAACTGTTATGCAGGTAGGAAGTGATTAATGTGTTGGCGGGTGTTTGCAATTTGCGACACCAATGGTCGCTATCTGTCGGGTTCATGTCGCACACTATTTGTCCCTCAACGCCAACCTCGAGCATTTCATACAGTTCTTTATCAATGCCGTCCAACTCGTTAATATATAACCACTTCATTCGTGTACCTTTGGCGTCTTGCGGTCGGTTGAACGACCTGAACCGAAATGTCATACGCTTGTAACGTGCGATGTATTCTCCTTCCGCCTGCTTATATTGCGGCGCAATGCCAACAATGCCTGCAAAGTCTTTTATTACTTTCCCCAAATTTGGAAACGTGTCGCTCGTGATTAACACATCGCCACCGCTGCCATGACTTGCGATTGCAAGGAAACGCCACATGTGCGCAAGTG